GTGGCTACATATAACGTAAGACTACAAGGTACAGGTGCATACAATACAACAGGAACAGAGGTAGACCCAAGCGGTGTAATTATAGTAGGTGCAAATCCTGTTAGAACAAAAGGTTACACGGCAAGTGGTGGCGAAACATCAATTACTTTTGCTGACACAATCGGTTATACTTGTTTATACGTTTCAAGAGGTGGTGTGGATGCACAAAACATTTTAACAACAGGAGTTCCAACAGGTGATGATGTTAAGTTTACAACTTCAACAGGAGTTATTACTTTTGGTCGACCTTTAGCAGCTGGTGAATATATTAGAGGATTATTTCAATAAAATATTATGAGTCAATTACAAGTAACAGGAGAAGCGAAAATAAGGGATTTACAAGGACCAGTGGTTTCAAATTCTGGAGTGATTTCTGCTTTAGATGGTGCTGCTTCTCAATATGTACGAGGAGATGGTACGTTAGCTGACTTTCCAACATCAAGTGGTGGAGGTAGTTCGGTTTCTTACTATCTAAATTCAAGTGTAAGTCAAGGTACAATAGGAGGGGTTGCTTATAGAGAGTTAAGCAAAGAACCAATCATAGGTGCTGGAACTGACATTGCTATATCTTCAAACGGATATGTAGCAAATTATATTACTGATGTTAATGACCCTGATGTAATATTAATTCCTGGCGGTAACTTTAATTGTGAGTTCTATTTTAGTGTAAATAACAATTCAGGAAACCCTTTTTTCTATGCAGAACTTTATAAGTACGATGGTACAACTTTTACCTTATTAGGTTCAAGCGTTGGAGTTCCAGAGTATATTACTCAAGGAACTACGATAGCACCATACTATTTTGCTATTCCTGTCGCTACTGCTAATTTAGCTTTAACGGATAGATTAGCAATTAGAATCTATGTAAACGTAAGTGGTAGAACAATTACTTTACATACTGAGAATGGTCATTTGTGTCAAGTAGTAACGACCTTATCTAAGGGGATGGTTTCTTTGAATAACTTAACAGACCAATCACAATTTTTAACTACAGGAACAAGCGGAACAAACTTTGCTATCGTTTCGACTGGTGATACACATACTTTTAACCTACCTATTGCTTCGGCTGCAAATACAGGTAAGTTAAGTTCAACAGATTGGAGTACGTTCAATGCAAAGCAACCTGCTGGTAATTATGTTACTTTAGATACTACTCAAACAATAACGGCTGCAAAAACATTTAATTTAGGAATAAAAGCTGAAAGTGGTATATTTTTAAAGGAATTAAGTTCAAGTGGTCGTTTAGCTGGATATGTTGGTATAAGTGCAACCGCAACAGGTGGTATGCAACAAATACAATTTTTATACCCAGTATCTGGTTCTTCAGTATTTAGTTTACCAACAACAGGTGCTTATAATTATGAGTTCCCAATAGTAAGTGGTACAATTGCTTTAACAAGTAATATTCCTGCTAACCCAGTTGGTGGTACAGGTACAACAAACACCTTACCTAAGTTTACAGGTACAAGTACAATAGGTAATAGTAATATTACAGATACAGGTTCTTTGATAACTTTAGGCTCTAATACATTTGTAACAAATAACTTAGGATTAGGGAATAGTTCATTAACGCAATACGGATTTAGAAACTCATTAAATGTAACAGGCGCAGGTAACTCTATTGCAAATTATAGTGATGGACAAATATTAAGTGGTGTTGTAGGTAGAGCATCTTATTATGAAACTTTTGCTAATACTGCTGCTGCTGCTTTTACTAATAATGGATTATATCATTATAGAGCAAATCAAAGTACATTTGGTGCAGGTAGTACAGTTGTTAATCAATATGGTTTTTCTGTTGAAGCTACTTTGGTTGGTGCAACAAATAACTATGGATTTTTTGGTAATATCCCAAGCGGAACTAATCGTTGGAACTTGTATATGGCGGGTACTGCTCCTAACTTTTTAAATGGTTCATTATTAATTGGCACTACTACAACAGGCACATATCAATTAGATGTTATGACATCAGGAATTGCAGGTATCATTGATGTAGCAAAATTTGGTGCTTTAGGTAATGGTGGTGCAGGTAGAGGTGTTGGTATAGTATTAGGAGCATCAGGTAGTAGTAGTACTGTTTCAGTAGCAAGATTAGTAGCTTATCAAGAAACTGCCTCTGCAACTGCAAACAACGCTTCATTTGCTATTCAAGTAGCTAATTCAAGTGGTACATTAACTGAGTATTTAAGAATAAATAACGCAGGTTCAGTTCTTATTGGAGCTACTAATACAGGTTCAAGTAATTTAAGAATATCAAAAACAATAACAGGTGGTACTACTTGGTATGGAACAAGAGCAGATGGTCAAGTTCAATCAGATGTTACTGCAGTTGCTAATAACTTTGCATCTTTCTTAAATACTGCAGCTACTTCATTTACACTTGCAGAATATGCCCATTACTCTGCACAACAAGGAACTATCGGAGCAGGTTCTATAATTAATAATCAATATGGTTTTTTAGTTACTTCAAGTTTAACAGGTGCAAGTAATAATTATGGTTTTGTAGGTGGATTATCTGCTTCAGGTACAAGTAGATGGAACTTATATATGAATGGCACTGCTCCAAACTATTTAGCAGGTGCTTTAGGGATAGGTAATACAGGCTTGACAGGTTATAATTTAAGAATAAGTTTAAATCCAAGTGCAGCAACTGCTTATGGTATTATGCAAGATGGTGTTGCTTTATCAAGTGTTACAACATCTTATCATATAAATAGAACTTTAGCACAAACTCAAGCGGCTACATTTACTCTTACTGAATTAGCTCATTATTATGCTACACAAGCAGCTTTTGGTGCAGGTTCAACAGTAAGTAATCAATATGGTTTTATTACAGGTAATTTATCAGGAGGTGTAGCTAACTTTGGTTTTTATGGTAATATAGCAAGTGCTGTTAATAATTGGAATCTATACATGAACGGAACTGCTAACAACTATTTAGCAGGTTCTTTGGGTATTGGTGATACTTCATTGACAGGATATACTTTAAGAGTATCAAAAAACATTACTGGTGCAACATCTTCCTATGGTATAAGACAAGCAGGTATTGTGCAATCAGATGTTACGGCTGACGCAATAGGTTTTAGGAATGATTCTTTTACAGCAGCGTCTGCGTTTACACTTACAAACTATTGGCACTTTTGGGTAAGACAAGGCACATTAGGTGCAGGTAGTGCAATAACAAATCAATTTGGATTTCATGTTGATTCTAATATGATAGGTGCTACTAACACTTATGCTTATAGTGGTGCTATCCCAAGTGGATCTAATAGGTGGAATTTGTACATGAGTGGTACAGCCGCTAATTACTTAGCAGGAACATTGTCAATAGGTACAACTTCTACTTCATACGCATTAACAGTTCAAGGTGCTATTTATGCTAATACTGATGGTAGTAGTGTTGGCTTGTATGTTAATTCTAATGGTGCAGTTAGAGGTCTTGGTACTTTATATATTGATACGGCATCAGGTTCAAATGCAGATTTAATATTTAGACCAAATATTGCTGAGGCATTAAGAATGAAACCTAATGGAAATATTTTAATTGGCACAACTACAGATGCAGGTTTTAAACTTAATGTAAATGGTACAGGAAGATTCACAGGTGATGTAGAATTAAATGGTGCATCAGGAACAAGAACATTAACTATTCAAAACAACACAAGTGGTAATGCAGTTTTATCATTAGTTGCAGCAGGTTCTGATAGTGGTTCAATAACTTACAATAGGTCTACAAGTCAATTAGTATTTGCTAATAGTTCTGTTTCTAATGCTATGGTAATAACTAATGGTGGTAACGTTGGAATAGGAACTTCTTCGCCAAATTCTGTGTTAGAAGTTGCTGGTACTTCATCATTAAGTGATTTTAGAATAAGCAGAACAGTTTCATCAAGCACTTATTTTTTCATTAAAGCTCCCGGCGGAAGTCCAAGTGCATCTCAATTAGGAGTTAATGGAACTGATGTAATGACATTAAATGCAAGTGGCAACGTTGGAATCGGAACTACATCAACATCAACTAAATTAAATGTTGTTGATTCAAGTTTTAATCAATATTCATTAAGAGTTGAATCTGCAACAGGTAATACTGCTAATAGATATGGTGGTATTGGATTAGCAGGAGAAGCTGCAAATACAAAAGCAGCTATATTGTTTGTAAGCGATGGTAGTTCATTTTCAAGAGGAAGTATCGTATTTTCAAATAATAATGCTTCTGACCAAACAAATGCGGATTTAACTACCGAACGAGTAAGAATAAATAGTAATGGAAATTTATTAGTAAATACAACAACAGATAATGGTCAAGGTAAGCTACAAGTAAATGGTGCTATAACTGCTAATAACATTTCTTATACAGGAGAGTTAGTTACAACAAGTACAACTTTTAACACTACATATTATCATATTATTAGTGGTGCAGTAGGTTCAGGACAAACTTATACTTTACCAAGTCCAAGTTCTAACAACTTACAATATGTTGTCATAAACAAATCAAATTTCTCACAAACAATATCAGCAGGTAGTGGATTTACTATCTATAATATGGCAGGTAGTGATGTTGGCTCTATAACATTAGCCTCAAAAGCAAGATGCTTTATTATCGCTGACGGAAGTGGATTCTATCAAATATTCTAAAATAAAATAAAATAAAAATGAAAACAATTCAACCTGTGGTATTCCCACTAAACTTAGGAACGGCAACAATCCTTAATGCTTATTGTATTAATGACAATCTAAGCGATTCTGCTACTTTTTATTATGCTTTATTAAGCGACACTCAAAGTCAATTACAACAAGGTAACTTAACTATGACTGGCGAAGATTACGCTGGTTGGGCAACAAATGACTATGCTTACAATTGGGTAGCTACTCAAATTGATGTTACAATCACAGGTGATTATGTACCACCAGTACCTCCTCAACCAGAACCAACTCCAGAACCAATTGTTGAAGAAGATACTGAAGAATCAATTTAATTGAATATTTAACTATATTTGTATATAAAATAAAAACTATGATAACAATCAATCAAGAACAAATCAAGGAATTAGAAGCGTTTATCAACACTATCCCAACTGCTTATGGCTTACCATTATTGCAGTTCTTGGGTAAATTAAACGCTGAACAAAATCCACCACAAGAATCAACTGAAGCGTAATGGTACATAATAGCAATCAATCGGACTTATTAACTATTGTTAGCGGAACATCCGCATTTATTAGTGTTGCAAATGTGCAGCCGATAGTTTCTTTAATAGCGAGTTTGATTGCTATTGTTTCTGGTATTTTAGCTGCGAGATATTACATTAAGGCTACCAAAAGATTCAAGTAATGAAAGAGGTAGTAATCGTTCTATTAGTGGCGGTTCTAATCTTTTTTATCGGAAGTGAGGCACGATACACCAAAAGTGAACCTGTAATCATAACTGATACAGTTTACCAACAGAAAACTTTTACTAAGTTTATAAAGGGAAATTCAATCCCTTTTGTCGTTTTAGACACAATTTACATAATTGATAGGGTTACCGACACAATTACAATCGTTAAGGATTATAACCAAGTAAAGGTTTATTCCGATACTATGCGCATAGATTCTTTAGGATACGCATACATTCAAGATACAATCTCACAGAACAAGATACAAGGCAGAGGTTTTAGTGCCAATTTTAACCTTCCAACGATAACAATTACCAAATTAATAGAGCAAAAGTCAAAGAACCAGCTTTATTTGGGATTTATAGGCGATTTAAAGCACTCAAACGGACAAATTGGTATTGGCGGTTCAATTGCCATTAAAACGGCTAAAAACACCTTATATACGGCAACGGCAACAATGAACGGATATTCTTTTGGATACTATAAAAAGTTTTAATATGAAAAAGTTTATTATTTCAATGTTTAGTGATGAAGTCGGTGCTATGAGCCATAAAAGGATTTTGGCTTTTATTGGTGCTATTTGTTTATATACAACTTTTGTAATTACTAAAAGCGACCATTTAGGCGATTTAGTATTTTATATGAGTATGGCATTTGCAGGATTAACAACTATTGATAAATTCAGTAAATAATGGAAAACAACGAAAAAAGAGCATTTGCAATTGGTTTTGTATTATGGGTAATTGGATTAGTTTACTTTATAAATCAAGTGTTATGATAAGTAAATCGGCAATAGACCTTATAATAAAGCACGAAGTGGGCGGTCGTGATGTATATACTCGTAGGTATCAAAAACCAATATGGGCTGGTGGGGATAGTGGAATTACTATTGGCATAGGTGCTGATTTAGGCTATATGAAGGAAAAAGAATTTTTAGCCGTATGGAGTCCAAATCTTAATCTTAATTTTATTAACGCATTAAGACCAGTTGTTGGATTAAAAGGTCAACAAGCCAAGTTAATGTTAAGAGGTGAGATTTTAAATGTTAAAGTGCCTTTCAATGTAGCATACGAAGTATTTATAAATTATGACATTCCTAAATATTATAAGTTGACTAAAGCTATTTACCCAGAACTTGACACTTTAAACGAGGACACAAGAGGTGCATTGGTTTCAATGATTTATAACAGAGGCAATAAGTTAGATGGCGATAGGCGAAAGGAAATGAGAGCAATTGTTAATCTTGTAGCTAAAGCAGATTATGAGGGCATAGCTGACCAAATAGAACGTAGTAAAAGACTTTGGGAAAATGTAGGATTAGATGGATTGGTCAAACGCAGAGAAGAAGAAGCAGACTTGATACTAAACTCACTAACCTAAAATAAACCTATGGCAACAACAAAAAAAGGCGGAAGCAAAACCACAATGAGTGGTCAAATAGTCTTGGACTATTTAGCTAAATATCCTCAATGGATGCCTTCTAACACTTTAG